ATGGCGCATCCATTTGCGGTACAAGCCAAAGTCTGAGTTCCCTCCACATTGTCGGTGTTCTCTATGAAAGACTCCCAATCAATGTTAGAAGGTGTAATCATCAAAGCATCTTTGTATTGCTCTTCGGTACACTCTTCATAAGGTGCTTGCCTGTAACTGCCCAAATCCATAGGAAGGAATGAGACACCAGTGACTTCATCAAAATGCTCCCATGTCCAAGCCCCTACAGCAGGCCACTCATTCTCAGTTACAGAGATTGTCACTGAAGGCTTATGCTCACACCAGTGGCGTTGAAACACTAACCACAGCTTCAAATGCTCAATAGCGGAAAGATCTTCCCTCAACACTGCGCCTTTCTCAACCTTCATTGGGAAAGAAAACACTGTCGTAGAGTCAGGCTTCATAACGCAAGGCTCAGACGGAAACCCTGAGTTCTTCAGGAATGCAGTCAAGGGGTCTTTGTTATCAGATCGTACACGCCTAATGAAATAACTACTGTGTTGAGGATGAATACCGCTAGCAGTTCCTGTAAGTTGAGATACGGTTCCCTCCGGCTTAACGCACGTAATAGCAGCAGACTGAGGGATGCCAAGATTAGCAGAAAACTCAGCATTTGTATCGATAGCCACATTACGTAGTGCCTCCAAGCGTTTAGGTAAGTCAAGGTCATTAGCTGAGTTCAACAACGGGTTATCCAAGATACCTGTCATTGAAACACCCAACAAACGCTCATCCTCTGTGTTTGTCTGCCAGATCTTCCGCAAGTAAGGGAAGTTAGTCATCGTCGATTGGAAGGTTCCCAAGATTGTCGCAATAGCGACTTTTTCTTTAAGAGACTCCACATCATCATCCGCACGAACAATAACTGAAGAGAGGTTGCAGAATTGGTAAGGACGGAGGATAATTTCACTACAAGGGTTAGTGCCCCATTCTTTATCGAGTACACGACGACCATTCTTAGCCGCCTGAAGTTCCGAAGCATAGCGGTTAAAGATGCCACGCTCTCCTGAATGACTTTCATAGATATTGCTCCATTCACGCATAAACTGACCTACATCAGGCTTAACCTCATACACTGCTGAGTTGTTAGCCAATGCTCGTTGTCCCTGACCATCCCACCAATTACCTGCCTTAGCGTGAGCCATACGTTTATCAGTTAGATTAGAGAGTGAAATAAGAGCAGAACGTCTTACACCACCGACAACAACCACCTCTCCGATTTTGCACAATATGTCATGGGCTTCGAGGGATGTAAGCTTGCGACCTGAAGCAGATTTAAATTTAGCCACAGCATATTTGAACAATTCCACAAGAGGTTCGGGGCCACTTGCACGACCGCCAAACGTCTTGAGTCGTGTACCAGACGGGCGAACGCTAGATACATCCCATTTAGGAACTTCACCTGCCCATAGCAAGGCCAAGACTTGACGGAGAGCCTTTGCCCATCCCTCTTTGGAGTCTTTAACGTGAACCACAGTATTAGATTCATACAGCTTTTCAGGAATCTCAGGTAACTTATTGACATACTTCTGCTCCACGCTAAAGCCTACACCTGTACCACACAGGAGGATATACATAGCCTCATCGAAGGCTTTGGGGTCATCAATAGGGAGGTATGAGCAGTTGTAACCAGCAATGTTTTGACGCTCTAAGGCCTCTCCAGCAGTCATAATTGAGCGCATCGACGGCATAACGTCTAGGTTAGCCACAGCTGTCTCTAGACGGGTACGAAGCTCTGGTGTCAGGGTGTAGTCATTGTTCTTCTTGAGGTGTTTCTCCATGAAGTCAAAGTAACGAGCTACTGTCTCATTCCAGTGCTCACGGCGGCCCTTGTCATCCAAATAACGGCTGTAGCGTGACTTGGCGATGTAGGTCTGATATGGTGTCATTTTACTCATTTTAGTTGTTCTCTTCTTCTTTATCTAGTTGTTGAATGTACAAAAGGCAACATACTGCATGTGCCAGATGAGAAAGCCCCGTCTCACTGTCGGCAGGGGATTCCAGCTTGTAGGCTACGATATGGCGCATTGCAGCATTCCAATACCGTTCCTCAGCCTGATCCACGTACTTCCAGTTGTCAGGGGCGTACTTTTTGGCCCCAAATTCTAACACTTTTACCACGTCTTGTAAAGCCCCTAGAGGCAATAAACTCCAACGAAGTTTGTCATTGTCATACTTTTTACCTACAGTTTCTGGTTTCTCAGGTAGTTTCAGGGCAGCCATGTAGTCGTCAATCTCTTTAACTGTTGGTTTCATCAGATGAGTACTTTCGTTGTAAGTATTCAATAGACAGGAACATCTCGTCAAAGTGTCCATCATCTACTTCGTTCATTACGAGCAAACCACGCCAGTGACGGTTGGAGAGCTGATCCATGTAAGACTCATCGTGAAGGTAATAACTACCAACAACGATAGCAGTGATAGGCTTCCCGTCAGCACGCTTCCCATAAGCAACCTGTTTTCCTTGTTGGTGTCCAGCCACGCAAGACATATGAAGCTTAGAGATAATAGCAGCAGGGGAAGCAGCAGGTCTGCCCATAGCCCCAACAGGCCAATAATGATTGAAGCCAACGCCATTGATGAATACTGGATGGAGAAAAGGATGTACTTCCCAATCTTTGTCATACTCTAAGTCCTCAACTGTGATTAAACCCTCAAGCATAGGATTGTTGTTAACAGCCCTATCAATACGGTTCTCGTGGTTACCTAAGGTTAAGACCATACGAGGCTTGTACACCTTGTGTTTAGACTCTTTCTGAGCCTTCTGGAGGTCTTTAAGGGGCTGTAGAAGCTTCTTCATAGCCTCTTTAACAGCCTCTACGTCCTTCTGGTAGCGTAAGCCCTCAAAGTACTTAGATCCCTTGATGTCGTGGCTAGAGAGGCTTGGCATGTCAGCAAAGTCCCCTATGTTAACCACTACATCAGGCCTGTACTCCACGATTGCTTTGCCAGCCCAAGTGAGGTGATCCGTTGGGATACCTTCTTTGATCTGAGCATCAGGAATAACAAGTATACGCATATTAGCTGAGTTCCTTAGAGAACATTTGTTTAGCAATCTCAGGATCACCATGTGACTCTTCAGCTTCAATGTTAAACTCATGGACATTGAAGAACACTCTGGTCTTGATTTCGTAACCATACTGAGCTTCCAACACCTTCAAGACTTCCCACACAATATCGTACCAACGAGCACCTTCGTTCCACTCTAAGCGAACTGTGTGTTCATTCTTAGGGTAGTTCTCATGAGCAGGTGTACTAATCTGGAAGTAGACGCTTGTCCAAGGTTCTTCATACGAATTATCAAATTCCATTGTCTTGTCCTTCATGTTAACTTTGAGAAAATAGTCTTCTAATGGCTTATAGGTCATTGAAGTCTCCATCTATCGGGTGATATACAGCGTACTCAGTCTCATAGACTCCTTTTGGGTACTCTTTAACCACCTTCGTTGTTGTTACCAATCTACAGCCTAAGCGAGGATGATCCACGACATAGAGCTTTAGACAACCATCCATCCAATCAGGCTTGAAAGGAGGAGGCTTATAGTGTACTACTATCTTTGTTGCCATCTTCACCTTCAGCCATGTAAAGTTTACCTTCCTCGATGCCACGTTTAATGCCAGTGAGGATACCTAAGCAAAGCAGGGCTTCTTTCTCTTCAGTGCTCATGTCAAAAGAGAAGTCTGCACTACCGTCAGGGTTCTCACGAATCAATTTTACTTCCATCGCTTACCTTTCTACGTCTTTCTTTAATCCAGTGTACAGGCACTTCTTTGTCTGCATACTGGAACCCATTCTTGATACACCAATCAGCGTAGCTAGTTCTTGATGCCTTATTTAGTTTCTGCTTAGAGTTAGAGAACACAAAGCGAATGTCTAAATGAGGGTGTTGTCTCTTAATCAAGATATGCTTCTTACGATCAGCAATTAAGAACCTACCTTTTGTTTCAATGATGATACCGTTCTCTAAAACAAAGTCAGGTGTGTAAGTTCTTTCAGTAGCGGGTTGAAGGTATCTTATCTTCATCTCCTCGTACGTGAACGTAGCACCGTTGTTAGTCAGGAACTTAGAAGTTTCTTCCTCTAAGCCTGATCTAAACCCATGCTTCAGAGCTACAGCTCTCTTTGACATTACCTTTCTAGTTGCCATCAAGACCAATCCTGTGTCTTAGCAAACTGGTGTAGGAACCCACCAAAGGCATCAGTGAACACCTCATCGTGAGTCATGTGGCCCATTGTGAACATAATGGCATGAACTAACTCATGGTAGAAAGCCTGTGTTGTTGTCTGCTCACTGAGGCCATCACGAATGATAATCAACTGTGAATGACAATCACACTTAGCAATCTCTGTCAGGTCTTCAGAGAACTTAACTGTCCACTCGAATCCTGCGAGTTCAAAGCTGGAGGGAACCACTGCTGCTGTGGACTTCTTCTTAACCATAATAATCTCCCGTTTTCTGTGAC